CTGAACCGTGGTGTTTCTATAGATGAAGAAGTTAGATTGGAGATCGTTTCTCTCAAATCTAGGCAGAGAAAGGTCTCTAGAACCAGTGGTATCTGTAAATGTACCAGGATTATGTGTTACACCATCGGTATCAGTAGTACCAGTGGTGAACACCATATCATCGGTAACACCAGTTACAGTGAACTCACCATTGTAACCACTATTAGCAGCACCAACAGCATTAGTGCTACTCTTAATGTTAGTGAAGATAACTTTATCACCAACATCTAATCCGTGAGGAAGATCTGTTCTGACAGTTACAACACTACCCGATGCTGAACATGTGGAGATGAAACTATTGTTTCTGTTGTACAGAATATCAGATCTCTGAAGAGTTGTAGCAGCAGCATATCCAGTCTGAGCAAATCCAGTCTGACTAGAAAGTTGCAGAACATATCCCTGTCTAGGATCTCTAGCATCCTGAGATTCTTTGGGGATTACATAACCAACACGATAGATCTTAGAGTCAAGACCCCTAGTATCATCATATCTTCTGACGTAAGATCTAGATGTAGAAGAACTGGTGAAGGTAGAGAGACCAGTGTAAATGTCACTGTTCGTATTTACATGTACGAACCAGTTGTTATTAACAGTATCGAACTGGATTGGGTGTCCAATGTCACCAGCAACCTTATCACTTACTCTGCTACGAACAAACAGAGCAGTGCCACCAACGATAGAAACTTCGTTGTCATTCAGGGCATCAGAGAAGGAAGAAGCAACCTTAATCTCTGTAGCAGAGACTCTAATAGCATAGTAAGTTCTATGTGCTTCTAATCCTTCGGGAAGATCACCAGTCTGACTGATAACCTTAATAGACTCACCAGTTACTAAACCAATGTCACTAGCAAGTGTCAGTTCGTTATCGGTAGGACCAGAAGTAACTGCTGCTTCCTTAATACCAGACTTGCTACCATAAGCAATAGTAGAACCAGAAGATACCTCATTATCAGGCATCTGAATCGTAGCAGTCAGAGTACCAATGCCACTGCTACCTGGGAGATACAGTGTCTCACCATGTCTGGCACCAATCTTAAAACCTTGAGTTAAGAATGTGGGAGAAATATCCTGGTCACTATAACCAAACAGATAAAGATGACTAGAAATACCGACGGATGTTGTCAGTCCAACGTCAATCTGCAACCAGTTGACTTGCTTCTCTCTTGGAGCAATCTCTTTTGGTGTGATAACATTAGTGATGAAACCTTGGTCGTCACGGTTAAATGCTGCTGCCTTGAATCCATCAGCAACCAGAGCAATCTGACCGAAGTTGGAGTTAGAGTTGGTGATAGATGCGTCAGCACCACTTAGAGCTTCGAAGTGCTTATTGAAACCGATTGCGAATACAGAAACGATCTGGAATACAGCATCATTACTCAACTTAACGTGAGTGCTTTCCCATCCACTTCTGTAGACAGCATCAGAATCTAAGTGATAAACTGTAGCACTGCTGGTAGAACTAGAACCAGAGGCAAGATCACCACCAGTTACCTTAGTATAAACAATACCATCATAGAGTCTAGACTCTTCGTTATACTTTACGAAAGCACGGTCATCCTTCTGGAGAGAGATAGCAGTGTACTGTGCCAGAACGATAGATCTGAAACCAGTGGACTTAGAACCATCACCATGTAGACCCTGCATACCCCAGACGGATCTAAGGGATACGTTAAAGATGTATGGAGAAGCACCACTAACAGTATCAGACTCAATAGTGATAGTTGCGTTAGAAGAGTCTGGAGTTGCGATTAAGTTCTGTGGGAAACTTGGCAACTGATAAGTAAAGGATGTGTCACTGATTACGGATGTGACAAACGCAGAGATGTTATAGTTGGAGATATTAACACCACGAACCTTAATAGGTGTTCCAGTGGTGAATCCATGAGGACTCTGAGTAGTAACAGTAACTTGTGCTGTGGGAGTAGCACCGTCACCAGCAAACATAGATGTTACGATTGCTGGGTCTACACCGAGAGCACCAACGATCTCATATTCAGGTCTTACCTTATCAAAATCACCCTGCTCATTTGGCCATTGGAATGAAACGGGACGACCAGATGCAGACTGGAAAGCATGTGTCAGTTTGTAATAATACATGCTGAGGTCAGTCAGACCACTGTATCCTGCTACATCATTTACACCATCAGCAAACTCAAATGCAGATAGTTTGTGGTGAGAGAATGTGGGGAGAGATCTATTAGTGGTATCAAAAGTTTGTGGGTCAGTATAAACTAACTCATTATCCAGACCATCAAGGAAAGTGAACTGCCAGAAGTAGCAACCACCAGTAAGTCTGAGGATGGCAGATTGTCCTACATTATCATCAGTAGGGTTGGGAACATACTTAGGTCTGATTCTTGTTTTTCTGAGATCAAGACCGACGATAGATGTACCACGAGGAACGATAACACCACCGTTGACACTATTAAACTTATAGAGTATATTATCTTCTTGAGTTAAATCGAAGTTAGATGTAAGTGTGAGATTGAGTGTGGTTGTAGCATCGGTTTCAGAACCAGATGGACTTACAACTTTACCAACACCACCTACATTTCTGATTGCGAATCCTGGTCTGTTATCGACAATGTGATCACCAGGATACAACATAATAGTTGTCCTGTTAAAGAGGTCATTATCCTTACCTCTTACATAAGAGAATCTAGCAGCTTCAAGTAAAGCTCTCTGGATAGTCTTGAAGGGTTGTGTCAGAGAGTTACCCTGATTCTCAATGCTATCAGTGGCATCAAGATCATTAGGATTCACATATAAAATACGACCCTGGGTGTTCTTGATAAAATTATCTAACTTACTAAGAGGCATCTTTCTGCTTCATAGATATTGTGTTCTGACCTATTTAGACAATAAATAGAGCTGCCTTACTCCTATACCTATGGCTGATACACAACCAGCAAAGGTAGAAGAGAAAGACCATCATGAAGATAGAAGTGAAGTTCTTGGTAATTTAGTGAAAGTCGTCGTACTTATCTGGTCCGCCTCTCTACTCACATTCAGTTACGTTAGACTTCCTAACGGTCAAAAGATTTTGGATTTTGATCCTACCTTCATTGCCTCTGTGTTCTCTGGATCTCTCGCTGCCTTCGGACTTTCCCCTGCTAAGAGTGGTGGAAACGGAAATGCTAAAGCACCAGTAAAGAAAGAACCAGAAGTCGTCTCTGCTATTGAACCCAAGAAAGATGCAAAAGTTAATTAATGTTATCGCATTGTTGTCTGGACTTACATCAATCACTTTGATTGGTGGCAGTGCTTATGTGCTTCTTCAAAAAGATGCTATAATTGAGGGAGTTAAAGAGCAAGCTATTGGAGAACTGAAAACAGTTCTTCCTGGACTTGTAGAAGAACTTTTACCACCCATTCCCGAAGTACCCGAACTTCCCAAAGCAACTGGTGGTGTAATTCCACTCCCATAAAATAATGAAAAAGTTTTTGTTTGGACTCCTAGGTATTAGTGTCATTAACACTGCTATTCTAGGAGTCACTGCTGCATCAACCTGGGCAAATGAATCCAAATTAAAAAAGGGTTACTATACTATGGATGCCCTTGGTTGCATGATCGTTAGAGAATGCACCGAGAATGTCCGACAAATCAAGAGTATCGACAATATTCGTAAAGAGTTTCCTAACTCTGATTTTGATATCATTGCTGATGAGTTTAACTCGATGCTGGTATCCCTTGATAAAGTCGGAGTTATGGTTTTTCTAGCAGATGAGAAATATTTCCCACCTGGACATCGTGGTGTCTACCATACTGTAAGCAACAACTTCTATTTGAATGATGCTTTTATGCATCGTCCTGGTGTTCTGATGTCAGTAATGCGTCACGAAGGATGGCACGCTGCCCAAGATTGTATGGCAGGTAGCATCAACAACTCTATCATTGCTATTATTAAACCAGAGGAAGAAGTTCCTGACATGTGGCGTGAAATGGCAGAGAGGACTTACCCTAAGTCTGCTGTACCTTGGGAAGCAGAAGCAGGATGGGCAGGTAGAACCGAAGGCATGACAATGAAAGCACTTGAAGCATGTGCTAATGGCAAAATGTGGGAAGTTTATGAACCAACACCACTTACTCGTAAGTGGTTGGAGGAAGAAGGTTACATTAATGTACAAGGAACGAAACCTACGAATAAAGTCAAATGAGTGTGCTGACTTGTGGAGAGAATGGTTTGACGTAAAGTATACGATAAAAGATAAAGAAAAAGCAAAAAAGTTGAGAGATAAGTGGTGTAAATGTTGTGATGAACTTGGAATACTAATACGGATGGCAGCAAATGATCGAGGACATCAATATTCAAAACGTATCGATTCCAGATATCAGCAACTGGAACTTGACTTTACCACCTCCAGTAGTTCCGACTATACCTCACACGACAACAACTATAGGCACACCAATCATTCAAGTACCTGGTTGCGTAGAGGCACATCCCGATGCAGGAAAGAATAAGAATTTAATAGCAGATGATCCCAATGGAACAGTAACCTTCTGTGATGGTACTGCTCCCTCTTTTAATCCTATTGAGTATAATCCAGAAGAGATTATCCTTACTAGTCCCAAAGAGATACCAAAAACGCCAAAAGAAAAAGAACAAGAGGAACCCCAATCACGACCAGAGGTGCCACCACCATCATCAGTGCCTGGAACCAAAGTGGAGGGGGATCAGGATAAACCTCAGCAAGAAGTATGTAAATGGTACTCAGAACTTCTATCGACTGATCCACGTTGTATAGAACCTACGTTTGTAGAAAAGTATTTACCACCATTAGATATGGTTACAACTACAG